CGCGACGCGGCGGAGGTCGGCGGTGCGCGGCGCTTGCGCAAGACTTTCGACGGCCCGTGATCCGCTCGTTTCCGCGCCGTGATCCGATCCGGATCACGGCGTCGACGAGGCTTGCGCCCGTATCCGTCGCGCGTATAATCGACATGTCCCCGCTCGGGACCGAAAGCCGCCATGCCCCGCAAGACCTGCAAGCCTCGCCCCTCTGCCCCGCCCCCGGTCGTCGACGACCTCGACTTCGGCGACGGGCTGTTCGTCGTCATCGTCGACCCCGCGCAGGTCGCCGCCCGTGAAGCCGAGCTCGCCGAGCGCGCCCGCGTCGCGCGCGTCGCCGCCGACGCCTACCAGTCCGCGCTGAACGACACGATCGACCCCGTCGCCGCCCGCGACGCGGCCCGTCGCGCTGCTGCGATCGCGCAGCGGGGGGAGGGCTGAATCATGTCCGGCCGCGTGTTTTTCACGCGCACACTCGGCGCAATCGACGACCGGCTGAACGGCACAGCGCCGATCCGCCTCGTTCGTGACATCCCCGATGGTGCGCCCTGGTACAAGGGACAGGCTTGCGGAGCGTACGTCGTCGCCCCGGTCGGGTGGATCGACTTCCCCGATACGCCGCACCCGCTGTGTGTCGCGTACGTCGAGACCTGTCTCGAGCCGGGCGAGATCATGGTGTACGCCGACCCCGAGCCGAGCATGGGCGCGATCGCGTGGTCGCGCCTCCTGGAGATCGCCCGCGACGCTCTACGTCGCGTCGGTGATTCGTACTCGCGCGAAGATGCCTGGAGCATTGCGGGGACTCTTTACATCAGCGCGGTCGAGCGCGAAGCGCGTCTCGTCGCGCAGCGGGGGGAGGTCTGACCATGAAATATGCCATCGTAGAGAAGCGCAACCGTCTCGCAGTACACGGACTGTTTGACAATCTTGATCGAGCTGAGAAACACTTATCCGAGGACGTGCCCAAGGCCGTCGCCCGCGGTCTGTTCATGGACAAGTCACTGCGGGCCGAAGATTTCGTGATCGTGGAGTACAGCCCGCGAGGTACTGCGCTGCCGTCGCGCGACGACCTTGAGCGCGTAGAAGCGATTTCAAGACCCGGCGCGTACCTCATCCTGAACGCGGACATGCGCAAGGGATCGTCGTGGTCGTGGCGCCCGCTCGGCGCCAAGCGCAGCCGCGTCACCGGACTGGCTTCGAAGGAAGCGGCCGTCGCCTCGCTCGAGGCCGCGGGGTTCGTCCTCGTCGAAAGGCCGGTGGCGCCGTGAGCACCCGTGATGATCTCGACTTCCTGTGCGCCAAGCTCGACGCCGCCGAGCGGGCGTTTGCCAAGCTGCCGACCTCGCTCGATGCCCGCGAGGCGGTGAAGGTGGCGACGGCGCGTCTCGCCGCGGTGCTCGGCGGGCGCGACAAGGTCGCACCGCGGCTCAAGCTGTGGCGCGAGCTGCAGCGCTTCGAGGCCGAGCAAGCCCGTGAGCTCGAGCGCCAGGTCGCCGCCGAGTTCGGGGATGCCGACGAGAACGGGCGTCTGCGCGGGTGCGCGGGGTCGTTCATCACCGACGCGGATGGTGGGCTGTGAGCGCCCTCGTCGACACCCTGCAGCGCGAGCCGCTACCCGGCGAACCGTTCGCCCCGGCCTGCGACGAGGCGATCGCCGCGTGGCTGCGCGCGCATTTTGTCGCGCGCCCCTTCACTCTGGCGATCGGACGAGCTCTCGCACACCTGCGCGACGAGGTCGCGGTCTCGATCGAGAGTCAACAGATCGCCGCTGAACTGTACGGCGAACGCTTCCTGCGGGACATGTTCGCGGCGCACGACCATGGTCGCGTCGTGTTCGGCGAGCGCTTCGACGCGATCGTCGCGTGGGTTCGGACGCACGCCCCCTCAGTGTCACAGCGGACGCTCGCCGAACTCGCCGTCGAGGTCGAGCGCTGCGGCGAGAACCTGAACCGCTGGCTGCGCACGGTGCTCCGCTACACCGCTCACGGCCTCGACTTCGAGATCCCGCACTCGGCGCGCGTACACATCGAACAAGAGGTCTCGATGCTCGAGCGGTGGGAACGGGTCAAGTTCATCACGCGCGGGGCCTTCGATCCCGACTGGTCGCAGCGGGCGTTCGCCCTCGTCTCGGCCTCAAGCAAGATGAGCAAGGCGCAGCGCGACCGCATGGTGCACGCGGCGCACTCGGTCACGCACACCGCCTACTGGTGGCTGCCTGGCCCAAACGCCAGCCTGGCGCTCGAGGTGCTGCCGCCGCTTCGAGGTCTCGTCGGCGGCGACACGGTCCGCTACACGAGGTCGTTCGTCCGGTCGCTCGGCGGCGACGAGGACAGCCGTAACTGGTCGGCGATCGTCGTCGAGCTCGTCAACCTGAACCCACGCTCGAACAAGCCGCCGCGCTTCGCTCTCGTCGACGAGGGCGGGCCTGAAGAACCGTGCTCGTCGTGCGAACCCGGTGAGACGCGGCTCGAGTGCCGACGCTGTCGCGGCAAGGGCCGGACGCACCTGCGACTGATCAACCTGGCGAACATCGAGCGCCTGCCGGCGCGACGAGGGGCGCGGGTGTCATGAGGCTGCGGCAGGTCGACCGGCTTCGACGGCGCCAGCGGGCGCGGTGGGTTCGCGCCGTGTGGCGAGGCGGGAGGCCGCTCGAGCGCGCGTGCGAGGCTTGGCGCGCGCCCGCGGTGCGGTTCGATCCCCGGCAACACCGAACCAGTGATCACCCTCGGCGGGACCGAGCCCCCGCCCACGACAGATCTCGGCCAGACATGGCGGCACCTGCGATCCGAGTTCAGGGGGCTTGTGACGCGAGCTGACCTGCAGGCGCACGAGTCGGTGCTGCGACAGGTACGCCGCGAGAGCGGCAGCCGGGGCGCCGCACAGACCCGCGTCGGCTTCGGCCTCGCGGCGCGCGTGTCGCCTTTGCTCGGGCTGGCGTCGCTGATGCGACGACGGATCCGCGAGATCGAACAGACATGTCCGGAGGGACAGAAGGGATGAGGGATGGCGGACAGACACGACGACGACAAGGTGCTGCGGCTGCGACAGGCCGCGGTTCGGACACACGAGATCTCCCCCGGAGATCTCGTCGGGATCGCGGTCGGATACGCCCCGGCGGGGCGCCTGCGATACCGGCTTGACGAGCTCGATCCCGACCAGCGGAGCGAGATCGCCCGCGCGCTGCTCGAAATCGCGGCGAACCTGCACACGGCGGGCGGACGGAGTGCGATTCACTAGCGGTTTCGTGCATAACATTGTGAGAAACTACACACGGACGCCGCGCTGCGACCGCTTCCTATCGTATTCGCCGCGAGTATAATGGGAAGCGTCGCCGCCGAGAGCGTGAGCGACAGAAGGACGAAACGACCATGACGACCCCAAACACCGGTTCCTCCCTCCCCTCGATCACCGACCTGCTCGCCGACGCCAGCGACAAGTTCAACGGGCGCACCATCGCCCGCACCGCGGACGACAGCGCGAGGCTGGTCGCGCAGACCCCCGCGAACACGGTCGCGCCGGTCGCCCGCACCGCCGCCGGGCTGGTGAACACCCGCCCGATGCCCGAGGACAAGCCGGTTCCCGCCGACTTCGAGCGCGCCCGCCGCGACGGGTCTCGCGGGTTCTCGCACGAGGGCGCCGAGCGCGCCGCGCGTGACGCCGCGGCCGCCGCCGCGGTGGGGATCGCCCTCGCGCCCCCGGTGTACGCCCTGGGTTCGCTCCTGTGCAGCGACGGCGTCTCGCGCGCCGCTGAGCTGCGCCGCGACTTCGAGGCGCTGCCCGAGGCGCTCTCGGCGATGTCGGGTCTGCGCGCCGAAGTCGCCGCCGAGCGGCGCGCCGACATCACCATGCGGGTGTCGGAGATCCGCATGAACGCCCGCGGCGCCATCGTGCACCCCGCGCTCGCCGGCGCCCCCGGCGGCGTCGTACTCACCGCGAACGGCGGGGCGGTGCGGATCGAGCGCGACGCGCTCGCCAAGCTCTCGCGCACCCTGCGCGACGACTGCGACGTCGAGGGCGACCTCGGGATCGTCGCCCTCGCCAGCAAGCCGCGGCTCACCGCGACCGCTGCGAAGGTGTGGAATGACGCCGCGGTCGCGCTCGGCGAGGACGAGGCGACGCGCAAGGCTGACGACAAGGGGAAGCTGCCCGAGTTCGACACCGTCACCCTGCGCACCCGCATGGCCCGCCGCCCCGACGACAGCGGCCGCGACTTCCGCCAGGTGTTCGCCGTCGTCAGCGAGAAGTATGGGCAGTGCGACACCGACAAGATCGCCGACGCGGTCGCCCGCATGCGCGACGCCAGCAAGCTGCGCGCGTCGGTTCACTACGATCGCAGCGGCGTGGCGATCGACCTGCTGACGCACACGAAAGTGCGCCCCGGAGAGCAGGTCGCCGGCGAGGTCTTCCGCGCGGGGATCCGGATCACCAGCGACGACACCGGCGGCGGCTCGATCAAGGTCCGCGCGATCGTCGAGCGGAACCTGTGCCTGAACGTGATCATCGTCGATGTCGGCGAGGGCGCGCAGCAGAACATCCGTCATCTCGGCGACCCGGCCAAGGTCGCGGCCAAGCTCGACAGCGCCCTCGCGGCGGCGAACCGCGCGATCGCCCACTTCATCCGTCAATGGGACGAGGCCGCAATCGCCGATGTCGCCGCCGAGATCAAGCCGCAGCACCGCGACGACGCGGTCACCCTCACCGACCTGCTCGACGAGTACAACGCCGCGCAACAGCGCGACGCCCTCGCCTGCGACATCCTCGAGGGGACCTATCGCGGCCTGCTCGCCGAACTCGGTCTCGTCCCCTCGCGCCAGATCGAGGACAACGTCTCGCGCCTGCTCGCCGCGCATTGGGACCCCCGGAACGAGTCGGGCGCCCGCCGCCCCGACATGGTCACCCGCGGCGCCGTGGCGAACGGGCTGACTCTGTGGGCGCAGGATCTCGACCCCGTGAGCGCCGACAAGGTCGAGCGGTTCGCCGGCCAGATCGTCAGCGGCGATCTCGACCTCACCTACAGCCCCAAGCCGAAGGCCGCGGCGGCGTAGTCTTCGGGCCCCCGCCCCGAGTCATGGGCGGGCGGGGGTACCACCGTCGGGGGTTCCCGCTCCACCCCGACGGCAGCACAAGATGTGCCCCGCGGCTGTGTCGGACTGGCTGTCCGGCGTTCGGATGCTCGCGTGACCTGGGGGACAGGTCTGAAAGGACAGAAATGGACACCGCTCTCTCGTTCATCACCATCGCCCGCTGCGCGCAGGACGGGCCCGACTTCCCCGTCCTGCTGCCGTCGCGCATGCTGGGCGCCGCGCAGGCCCACGCCGACGGGCACGGCGACAAGCTCGCCGTGCTCCTGCATCAGCCGTCGCTTCCGACGTTCACGCCCTCGCGCGGCGCCTGCCCGGTCGCTACCTTCCTCGTCCGTCAGTACGGCGCCCCCGCGCCGCGGAGTCAGTCATGATCGAACAGTTCGTCAACCTCACCCCCGGCCCGGTCACGCTGGTGACCCGCGCCGGCGAGTTCGTCACCGTGCTGCCCGACAAGGGCGGGCGCGTACGCGTCGAGCATGCGAAGGACCCGGCGCGCGGTGCTTCGACGCTCGCGTCCGGGCGTCACCAGATCGACCTGCATCCGGCGCTTTGGGATTCGCCGCTCGCCGGCGGTCTCGGCGTCGACGACCTACCCGACCCGACCCCCGGCCAGGCGATCATCGTGACCGGCCACATGGCGGAGATCGCCGCGCTCACCGGCCGCGAGATCGACGACCTGTTCGTCCCCGTCGAGCGGGTGAAGGGCGACGCGCGGGCGGTCGAGCTGCACGCGTACGCGTCGCTTTGCCCGGCCCGCTACGCGACGCCGGCGATGGCGCTGGTCGTCGACCACATCGCGCGCGCTGGCAAGCCGGTGATCAAGCGCCCCGGCGTCCGCGGCTGCTACACGATCGGCGGGTACGACGTGCGCACGGTGCTCGACGTGCTCGAGCACTTCGGCGTCGGCGAGACGCTCGCGTCGTACCCCCGAATCACCGAGATCGACCTCAAGAGCGCCCAGCGCTGGGCGGCAGAACGGAGCAGCCATGCACGTGCGGATTGACTCGAGCTCGCTGCTCGCCGCTGCGAAGCGGCTGCAGCCCTTTACCTGTCGCAGCAGCCGCAACATGTCGATCCTCGGCGGCGTGCGCCTCGACGCCGCGGTCTCGCTCGACGGTGAGAACGCTGGTCGCTTCGAAGTCGAGGCGACGAACCTCAGCACCGCCGTCCGCGCTGGGGTCACAGCGAAGGTGCTGCGGACCGGTGAGTTCGTCGTCGACGCGGCTGCCTTGATCAAGGCGCTCGCCGGGCTGGCCGGCGACCTCGAGCTCGAGGTCGTCGGCGGCTTGCTCAAGATCTCAGCCGGCGCGCGGGTCGTGCGTCTGCAGGGGCTCGACTCGAAGGACTGGCCCAAGCTGCCGCGTGCACAGCTACACGCGCTGCTGGCCGTCGCCGACGTCGAGGGCTCTTACCCGTGCCTCACACTCGCGGATCTGATCTCGCGGCCGCTGGCCGCGGTGCTGTCAGACGCGCAGGCCGCGACCTTCGAGCGCGCCGACAAGTTCAAGGACAAGGACGGCGCCGACGAACGCGACGCCCAGCGTCGCGGGCTGCTGCACCTGCTACTGCGCTTCGACGGGAAGCGGGCGAGCGCGACAGGCTGTAACGGACACATGGCGATCCAGTCGGTCATGCCGTGTCACAACGTCGTCGGCGACACCCTCATCCCGCGCGACGAGGCGAAGCGCATCGCGCAGACCCTTCGCACATGCACCGGATTACCGTGGGTCGGTGAGCTCAAGATCGACGAGGCCGACGTCGAGGTCACCCGATCGTTCGCGCGGCGCTTCCTGGTGATCAACGCGGGGCAGCTCGAGATCTACGTGCGCGCCTCGCCGGTGCAGGCGGCGAAGTTCCCCGTCCTGCAGTGGCCGGCGGAAGCGCGGACGACCCTCGAGGTCGACACGAGCAAGCTGTTTGCTTCGGCGAAGTGGCTGTCGTCGATGGCGCCGGCGAGCAAGATCGCCGAGTTCGTCGTCGGTGTTCTCGGTCGTGACCGCCTGCAGATCCGCGTCGACGATCCCGATGTCGGCGAGTCGATGGACATGCTCGAGATCGAGGTCAGCCACCGGGGCAAGACCGCCGATCTCGTGTGGCGCATGTCGATCGAGTACACGGCGATTGCCGCCGACGCACTCGCCAGCGACGCGGTCGAGATCCGTCTGTGGTCCGCTGAGCAGCCCGTCGTACTCGAGCAGGGCGAGCAGGGCTGTGTTCCGCGGGTGCGGGCGCTGATCATGCCCTGCAAGGTCTGACGCCCATTGCGATTATTCGCCGCGTGCATACACTGAGGTCGAGATGTTCCTGATGTTCTCGCAAGGACGCGCCAGCGTGCACCTACCCGTCGACGACGACGGCAAACCGAAGCCGGCAGGGCCCGGCACCACCGAAGCCCGCGAGCTGCGCTCGCGCTTCGACTCGCTGCGCCGGGTGGCGACCGGCGTCGCCCACGACGAGGGCGCCGTGCAGGAGCAGGCCGACAACGTCCCCGACGGCGTGTGGGTCGTGAATACCCGCGACTGGTCGGTGTCGTTTGTCGCGGCGAACCGCGACCCCGCGCGCGACAAGTCGATCGCCGACGAGGAAGCGATGTGGGCGCGGGCCCGTCGCTTCCGCGACGGATGGAAGCGGAGGCATCTCGGATGACACGCCTGTCCCTTCGACACACACGCGCGCGGCGTCTCGCCGCGCGGACGCAGGTCCCCGAGACGTGGGTGCTCGCGCTGCTCGCCGAGACTGACAAACACGGGCTGCAGCAAGACGCCGTCCTCGCGCTGCTCGGCGCGAAGCGTCGCCAGGAGATCCCGCCGTCGATGACGCCGCGTGCGGCGGTCGACGCGCTGCGTCGGCGCTTGCACGCGGCGACGACGGCGCTCACGACGGGCGAGCTCGACGGGGCCATGACCGGTCCGGGGCTGCGCCTGCGACACGTGCAGGCGCCGCCGGTGTCGACCGTCGACATCGGGCCTTGCAGCGCCGCGGTGCTCGCGTCGGACGACGGCAGCCCGCCGCTCGTCGTGCTGACCCCGCTCGAACCGAGGGTCGTCCCCGCGGAAGCGTGGGCAGCCGGCGCCGTGTCCTTCAAGGTCGCGCCCGGCGAGGCGCGCGACCTCATCGCGGCCGGCGCGTGCCGGATCCGCGTCGCCACCCCCGAGGGTGCGTACGACCTCGAAAACACCACCGCCGAGTTACCTGCCCGAAAGGACACGTGATGTTCAGACACAGACCCGCCGTTCTTCCCGCCGCCCTGGTCGCGCTCGCCGCGGCGTCGTGCGTGCCCGACATCGAGGCGATGCAGACGCAACAGCACATGGAGCAGGCGATCGAGGCAGAAGTCGCCGCCCTTCGAAGGCGCGGTCTCCTCGTCACCGCCGAGGACATGACGACAGCGGTGCGCACTATCATGATGCGCGGGCCCGGCTTTCACACGGCGCTGTCGCACGTGGTCAAGCTGTGTCTGCGGATCGCCGAGACGAACGAGGTCGTCAAGCTCGACGAGGTCGACATCGCCGAGTCGGTGTTCGATGTGCACCGGCGGTTCGTCCTCAAGACCGGCGAGACCCGCGAGTTCGTGCCGCGAGCGTATGGCGAAGTCGCGGCCGCGCTGGGGAAGTCGGTCGGCGAGATCGCCGAAGCCGCCCGCGCGGCGACGACGGGGCCCATGGAGCCGTTCATCGGCCGCCCCGACGGGGTCGACCGGTCGAACCCGTCGCGGCCGCTGGTCTTCGACTTGAAGACCAGCAGCGGGCTCGAGATGTCGCTCGCCTCGCTGAACAAGGTGCTCGAGCCTACCGTCGCCGCGATGCGCTCGTTCGGGGAGTCTCTCGAGCGTGCGGGGTTCAAGCAACGCCAGGTGGTGAAGGGGTCGAAGTGTCCGCCGCTGTCGCTGCACGAGAACAAGCGGCAGCGTCTCGCGCGGCGGCGCCAGCGGAGGGCGAAGTGATCGACACCCTCGAACATGACCTCGGTGTCTCGGTCGTCGTGGCGCCGCACGACGACGACTTCGTCATCGAGACCCCGACCCGGCAGGTGTTCCCGCGGATCCGCCTGAGCTGCGGACGGGCGCCGGGGGAACCGCTCGTCGCCATGCTGCTCGAGCTCGAGAGGTACGCCGCCCTCGAGCTCGCCGAGGAAGCCTGAACATGCTCGTCGAGGTCGAACATCACTACGGTTGGACGCTGCACGATGAGCCCGTCGACGACTTGTTCGCGGCGGCATGTGCAGCCGTCACGACGTCGTGTTGGGAAATCCTCACCCCGACGAATCACACCCTCGAGCCCGGCCCGTGGGCGAACGCGCCGACCGAACACGGCGGGTCGGTTCGCGTGCGCACGCTCGTGCGGCTGCCGCAGTTTCTCGGTCCGGCGATCGAGCCGGGTCAGACGTGGCTGGTGCTCGCGTATCGTCGCCACTTCCCGCACGGCACGACGGCACACGACCGTCACGGGCGCCGCTGGGCGCACGTCTCGACGCCGGGCTTCCCGCACCCGGCGAAGTACCGAGAAGGGCCGAAGCCCTGGCGTCGCGCGTCGTCGAAGTGGGCGTGCATCGACGACCCGCGCGTGTCGTCGGCTGAGCACCCGCACCTGTTCGCTGACCCCGTGGCGTTTACTCTCGACGCGCCCTCGGTGACCGAAGCGGAGATCGAGCGTGCTCGACGCCTCGTGCACGACGCGTTCACGCTGCGACGACTTGCTGATGTCGCCGCCATGCGATGCACGCCGAAGCAAGCTGCGACGGATCTCAGACTCCGCGGTACCGACCGCGATCGCTGGCTGGCGATCAAGGCGTGGCGCCTCGCGGCGAGGATGCAGGGCGACCCCGAGCGCAGCCTGCCCGCGAGCGTCGGCCGCCGACCCGACGGCGACCTGCATGCGGCGATCGACCTGTGCCTGCAGCTCGCGGGCATCTTCGATCTCGTCCGCACTGAACGAGCGGCGAACCGCTCACCCGTGCGGCCGCGCAAAAGTACGGCTGCCTGAAAGGACAGATCATGGATTCACCGACGTTCGTGCACGTCGTCAACGCGACGCGCCTGCTCAGCGCACGACTCGAGCCTGTGCGCGCCGCGCTGCCCGCCGCTGGCTTGAAGGCGGTCGCTGCGATCGACCCGACCTCGTACGCGTTCGGCAACTACACCCGCTTTATGCAGCTCGCCGCGTCGGGCCCGCGCTTGGCCTTGTTCGTCGGCATGAATCCCGGTCCTCACGGCATGGCGCAGACGGGGATCCCCTTCGGTGACGTAGACACGGCGCGGGTGCTGCTCGGCGGCGCCGACACCATCGACCCGCTGCCCGGCCTGCGCGCCGCCAGCGGTGCCGCATGGGACTGCAAGGGGCTGGCGTACCACCGGGGCGAGCAGTCGGGCATGCGGCTGTGGTCGGCGCTCTCGCAACTGTGTGGCTCACCCCAGGCCGCGCTCGAGCGCTGCTGCATCGTCAACTATTGCCCGCTATACATGGTCGGGCCTGAGCTTGAGAACATCACGCCCTCCGACCTCCCGCGCAGGCACGACATCACCCGCGCGCTCGAGGCCGCGTGCGACGAGCACCTGCGACAGCTCGTCCTCGGTCTCGAGGTCAAGACCGTGCTCAGCTTCGGGAGCTACGCCCACGCGTCGGCGCGGCGCGCCCTCAGCGGCTTCCCCGTCGACTTCTATACGACCCCGCACCCCAGTCCCCGTCGAGGCAGCGCCGCGGAATGGATCGCCAGCGCCCTGCCGCTGCTCGCCGGTGTTCTCGGCGTCGACGGGGGTGTGGCGACATGACGCCGGTGTTCGTCGACGTGCTCGTCGAAGTCGTGCGGCAGATCGTCGTCCTCGCACTCGTCGAGCTGACACAGGATCCGCGCACCGCGACGAGACTCGCCTGCGCGCTCGAGGGTTACCTCGACTGCGCCGAGGTCTTGTCGATCCTCGACGTCGAGTCGAAGGGTCGACCGGTGGGGCTGCACACGAGACACCATCCGCGCAAGTCGGGCGGCGTGTTCTGGCGCGCCGCGGTCGACGTCGGGCTGCTGCACCCCGAGCACTGCGCAGCGCACCAGTCGACCGACGGCGGCCGGGGCTGGGGGGTTCGCGGTCCTCACGGTCTTGTGCCGGCGTACTCGGTGCACCTGCTCGGCGACTGCGTCGGCCCCGAAGTCGCCGATGTGCCGCTGCTGTCGGCGGTTATGACGATCCGCCGACTCGTCAACATGCGCCGGCAGTACAAGCTCGACCGAGCTCAGCGCGCCCGCGCGTGGCGCATCGGTGTCGGCGCGCTGCGCCGCGAGATGCAGCGCGAGCGCGGCAGGCTGTCTCTAAAGCCAGACGCCTTCCGCCGGCTGCACCTTGGCGGATAGCTCCTGGTGCCCCCAGAACACGAGGACGCTGCCGCCCTTGTTATTCTGGACGGGCCCCGCGTCGGGGCGGCGGTGATCCAGGAACGCGACGCGCCCGCGGACCATGAACACGCGGATCGCCGCGTCCGGGTCGACGCGCAGGTCGCCGCTTCGGTCGTCCCCGAGCAGCGTCTCGATCTTCTCTTTCGCGCCGCTGTCGCCGGCGATGTCGACGAGCTGCCGGATCGCGGCGTCGAGGTCGTGACGAGAGAGCAGGAGCGCCTGCCCCCAGCCGGTCTCGAGCAGGTTGCCGGGGATGATGCCGGCGCCGCAGCCGCGACGGGCCGCGTGCCAGAACACCTGTAGCAGCCAGGTCGGAATGTCGTCGTAAGGCGGATTCCACCAGCAGACCGCTTTCGCCGGCCACACTTCCCGCAGCCCGCACGCCTTCACTTGCAGCCGCCCGCCCGGCTTGTACGTGCCCCGCGTGCACTCGCGGATCGGCACCGACTCGGGACCACCGTGCAGCGACACGCGACAGGGGACGATGCTGTGCTCGTTCGACGCCGTGTCGAGGTCGAAGACCTCGACGCCGCAGATCCGTGCGACGAGCTCGAACGTCGGCGACGACGTGCGCCAGTGCGGGAAGTGCTGCGCCATCGCGCCATCGCCGACAGGCGCGCCCGTCGTCGGCGACACGGGGGCGTCGTCGGTTGTCGGGCTTGCTGTCGCGGCCGGCGCCGACAGCGACGCCGGTGTCGTCGGCAGCGACGGCGTGAACGGCGACATCGGCGGGGCGATCCGCGACTTCAAAATCTCGTCGATCGCCGGCGCACGCCAGCACGTCGCGCGCAGGTTGAACCCGGCGCCGCGCAGTCGATGCAGCTTCGCGGCCAGGCGGTCGAAGTTCCACACCGATGTCGCGGCCGACTGATTGTCGGCGATAGCGAAGCCGTCGGCGCGGTCGCCCTCGAGGTCGCTGATCGCCGCGGTGATCACTTCGGCACCCTGGCGCTTCGCGGTCCTCAGCGTGCCGTTCCCGGCGAGGCAGCGGAAGCGACCGTCGCCGGTCGGTATGACCGAGATCGGCTTCTGCAAGCCGTACTCGTCGAGGCTCTCGCCGATGTCGGACAGGTTGTCCTCGGGGTGTTCGCGGGCGTTGTCCGGGTCCTCGTCGATGAGGTCGACAGGGATGTCGTGACAGACGATCGTGAACTTCGACTTGCGCGACGGGGCGATGTGTGTCTCTTCGGACATGTTTTTCACTTCATCTTGGCGAGCAGCGCAAGCAGGCGCGCGCGGTCCTTCGCCGCGAGCGCACGACGCTTGATCGTCTTCGGCGGTCGACCCTCTTCCTCCGCCGCTTCGATGTCGGCGGGGTCGGGCTCTTCGATCTCTTCCTCGATCGCCGACATCATCGAGACCCGCAGATAATCGGGCGTCAGCTTTGCGGCAGCCTCACCGGTGCCGCGAAGCCACGCGGCGGCATCGACGATCCGCTCGGCGTCGAGGTCGACACCCGGACACACCGCTTCGACTTCCTCGCGCGAGACGGACTGCGCGAGCAAACGGACAGCGCGAACCTCGTCGACGGTCAGCGGGTTCATGCGAGCGACCGAAGGCTGCGCAGGATGTCGGCGTGACGCGGGCTGAGCTCGTTCAAGCTGTCGACGATCGACGCCACGTCGTCGTCGGCGCGACCGAAGCCGGTCCCCTCGCCTCGGCGGTTCAGTGCGATCGTCACGACACCGGTGCAGTACGCTTCGAGCTCGCTGGGGGTCAGCGTGATCGTGAGGTTCGTCAACGTGGTCCCGAGCGCCTCGGCGATCTTGGCGAGTCGCGCCGGCGACGGCGTCCGCACATGCCCGAGCAGCAGGTTCGCGATGCGACTCTGCGGGATGCCGGTTTCCTCGGCGAGCTTCGAGCCGGTGAACCCGGCGACCTTGCGCTGCTCCGGTGTGAGGGTCTTGTCGGTCTCGGCTTGAGCGCGCGCCACAGCATCCCGCTGCTGCAGAAGTTCGCCGATCCGGCGCCCGATCTTGCCGCCCGGCGTGGGCGGGTCCGGGGGCGAGCGTCGCCGGCGTGTCGTCGTCGTCATGTCCGGCTGAGTATATGCGTCGCGCGGATAGACGCAACCCCGTTCCGCGGCTGTGGATCGGCCCTTGCACAAGGGGCAGGTGCGCGTGTAGCGTCCCCTCGTGAGCTTGGCCCCGGTCGGTTTGTCCCTCGGTCTCTGCGACATGGTCGCGGGGACACGTTGGTCGATGACGGACCGCGGCCTATCGGCGCGGGTGCGGCCGACATGGGTTGGGACCCGCCAGTACAAGAGGATGGACGGCGACGGCGTCGTCACTGTCTTGCGGCGTCCGTCGCAGGTGAACGCGCCCGGACATCTCGACACGTACAAGCGGATGGTCGGGACCCGCAACCATCCGATGCGTGATGGTCGACGCGTCTTCCTCAGCGCCGGCGTCGAGCCGGGGACACCCGCGCCATGGGACCCGACCGTCGAGCTGCGCCCGCACAGCGAATACTTCATCGGCAACATCGGCGACGCCGTCGAGCTCGTCGACGTGCCGGGGCTCGGGAAGGTGCCCGAGTTCACCGCGACGATCCGCGACGCGCTGGCGATCAAGGACATCCGCAACGGCGCCGTCGAGGTCAGCGCCGGGTATGTCTCTTGGTTCATCCCCGCCGAGGAAGTGCCCGTCGACGGCGTCGAAGTCGTCGGCGTCGGTGAGTACCGCAACCCGGCGACCGGGCAGATCGAGCGCTTCGACCTCGAGGGTCTGTGCGACCCGACGGACCCGCGGATCCCCGACGAGATGCGGGAGTTCGTCGGGGGCAATCACCTGGCGTTCTGTCTGCAGCGCGGGGGCGGTCGCGGCGGCCCCGAGGTTCGGATGCTGCTCGACTCCGCCGGGTCGCTGATCGACGCGGTGCCGATCCGCCGCAACGTCCGCGCGTGGCAACTGCAGCGGCACATCGACGAAAGCGGCGTCTCAGGACCCGGCGCCGTCGTCATGTTGCTCGAGGTCGAGAACGGGCCGTGCGCCGCGGTGTGGCTGACCGAGACCTCGAGCGCCACGGCGTACGACTCGCTCGAGACGTTCAAGCGGATCCACAGCGGGAATCGCTCCGAGGGGGCGAACGAGCTTCTACCGCTGGTCATCGGCCAGGCGTTCATGCCACCCTCTACCGAGAACGAACCCGACGACGACGCGCCCGACAGCGACAGCGCAGAGGAGAACACCAGCATGGATCCGAACAAGCCCGGCAACGGCACGCCGCCGAACCAGCAGCCCCCGCAGGACGGACAGAAGCCGACCGGCGACGCCGCCCCGCCGAACGGGGCGCCCAGCGGGACCCCCGATTACAAGGCGATGCTCGAGAAGCTGCAGCAGGAGCACGCCGCGGCGCTCGAGAAGATCAAGGCGCTCGAGGGCGAGCTCAGCGCGGCGAAGACCGACAAGGCCGGCGCGCAGGCGAAGGCCGACGCGCTGCTCGAAGAGCTGCGCCCGCACCGCGAACGTGCGCTCGTCGTGCTGCGCGACAGCGCCGCCGACATCCTCGGCGCGACCGGCGAGCTCGCCGAGCAGATCAGCAAGGCGACCGCCGACCAGATCCCCGAGCTCACCGTCCGCAGTTACTACAGCGCGCACCCCGAGGCCGCCGCTCTCGTCGACAACCTCGAGGGCAAGCTCAAGAGCCCCGAGTACGTCAGCGCCCGCTTCGACGTGCTGCGCGAGCAGCACAGCAAGGCCCGCCGCTCCCCCGCCCCGGCCGTCGTCAGCGACGCGTTCGCGGCGTCGTTCAAGCCCACCACCACCGACAGCGACAAGAACACCGCCAAGCTCGGCGGGCAGGCCGCGCTCGACGCGATGCAGAAGGAAGGGATCTGATGACCACGTTCAGCGAGACCGCCGCGATCCAGTTCAACGAACTGCGCACGACCGACTTCCCCGAGCCCGGCGCCCGCTGGCGCGCTCGTCCGGCGTCCGACGTGTACGACTCGGCCTGCGCCGACCTCCGCCCGACCACCGCCGGCGTCCTCGAGATCGAGGTCACGAACAACGTCAACGGCGAGACCTGGCACTTCAACTATCAGGGCGTCGTCGTGCCGTTCGTCACCGGCGCGAGCGCAGCGCTGACGATCGCGGCGCTGAACACCGCCCTGGCGTCGGTGTTCGGCGCCGGCAAGATCCTCGAGGAAGAGGTCACGGCGATCACCCCGGCGTCGCCGAAGATCACGATGACCCTCGCGCTGGGCGTCGTGCCCGACCCGACGCCGACGATCACCGCCAGCACCGGCGGCCTCACGTCGACGTTCACCGTCGCGTACACGACCACGCCGACCGCGGCCGTCGATGTCGACCCGGGCCTGTGGGTCGCCCTCGACGTCGGCCGGTACGACCCCCAGGGCACGTGCGTCAAGCTGATCGAGTCGCTCACCGATCGGCCGTACGGCATGACCATGCTCGAGGGCGCGTACCCCAAGCTCGACGTCGGCGGCGTCGGTCCGGTCACGATGCACTGGCCGCACGGGCGCCCGATGAACGTCGCGCGCCACTTCGAGGGCGGTCTGATCGGCTACGCCGACGGCGCGATCACGAACGCCGACATCGGCGCGACCGTGTACGCCGTGCGCACCGGCGCCCGCAAGGGCTGGTCGCGCAAGAACGACGGCGGCACGTCGCAGATCACCACCGGCACCGTCGTCGCGAACAACGGCGACACCGTCGGTCTCACGATCTCCGGCAAGCCGGACGTGACGGTCACGTCGACCGCCGACGCGACCGCGACGGCGGTGCTCCTGCGCAACGCGATCAACGCCCGCGCCGACCTGCTCGCGCTGCTCAGCGAGCCGGCGAGCAACGCCGCCGCGGTGCTCACCCTGAAGTTCGCGGGCTACGCCGCGCACACCGTCGTCTCGGTCTCGCCGGCGACCGCCGACGTGACGCCGATCAGCAGCACCACCCCCGTCGCCGCGACCGCCGTGGCGACCAAGTCCAAGTTCATGCAGCCCGCGGCCGACGGTGGTCGCGTGGCGATCGCCGTGCTCGAGGGCTGACCTATCGGGCCCGCACCATCGGACATGTCCGATAGAACAGGAACAATCCCCGTGACGACCAGCATCACCACCCACGCACCCCCGAACCCGATGGCCGACGCCGCCGACCTGTGGCGCGGCGAGGTCGCCGCCATGCGCGACGAGACCGGCCGCGCGCACCACCGCACGTACAGCGGCAAGCCCCTGCCGCGTCTCGTCGTCGACGCCGCCGAGGGCGAGATGATCGTCGAGGGCGTGTACTCGCGCGGGCGGCGGTGGGACATCGGCGACGATATCGGCTGGTCGGCCGACGCGGTGCAGCAGCTCGCGCAGGTCTGCGCCGGCTTCACCCGGCGGGCCAAGTCGGCGATCGACACCCGGCTCGACGTCGCGTCGCTGCTCAAGCATCCCGACGGCGCGCTCGAGGCGCTGCGGCAGCGCGTGCGCGAGGATCCGAAGTGGGCGCTCGCGCTGACCCCGGCCAAGGTCGACGACGCGCAGGGGTTGTTCCTCGTCGGCGAGCTGATCCACAACTTGCCCGAGATCGTCCGCGTCGAGCGCGCCCAGCCCTACGCGCGGCAGATCTTGCCGATGCGCTTCCTGAACGCGCCGGGCGCCGACAGCTACCGCTTCTCGGTCATCGACGATTACGGCGACGCCCAGTGGACGCAGGGCTTCGACGGGTCGCCGCCGATGATCGGGCAGAAGCGGCAGCAGATCCGCCGGCCGCTCGAGTACCTGTGGATGGGTGCGCAGTGGGGCCTGCGCGAGCTGATGCAGTGGCAGCAGGCGCGCGCGAACGGGGTCCGTCTGCCGGACTTCGCCAGCGACCGCCCCCGCGCCGCGCGCGAGGCGATCCTCCGGCAAGAGAACCTGTGGCTGCTCTTCGGCGGCCCGTCGAACTCGGGGATCCTCGGGCTGCTCTCGTACGGCTCGCCGACGCTGTCGGCGCAGAAGATCGTCGTCTCGAACTCGGCGAACTGGGGGAACCTCGACGCCGCCGCGAACGTCAAGATGATCACGGACCAGATCACCGCGATCAGCCTCGACGGCGTCGAGCTCGCCGACACGATCCTCATGGGGATCGCGCAGTACAACTACTACGCGACGACCCAGTGGCCCGACACCGACAAGATGATCCTGCAGGTCCTCATCGAGAACCTGCGCCCGCTGGGGATCAAGGAGATCGCCGCGGTTCCCGAGCTCGGGTTCCGCGCCCCGCTCGAGGCGAAGTTCCTCGACAAGAAGTACGACGCGGCGACCGCGAAGCGGTACGCCGGCGGGTACAACAGCAAGGACTGCATGGTCGTGCTGTCGCGACGCCCCGAGAAGGTCGCCGGCATCGTCGGGCAGGACGTGAAGACCCTCGCGCCCGAGGTCCGCCCGGCGCTGACCTCGGTCACGATGATCCTCTCGAGCGGCGGGTGCGAGGTCCGTTACCCGAACGCGCACCGGATCGTCACCTTCGACGCGTTCGTCCCCGAGTGATCCGCGACCTCAGTCGCGCGACGCGAGCCGCCCGCGAGGGCGGCTTTCGCTTTTGGTCGATCCGCGCCATGCTGACACCGCATGTGCGTCTCGACTCAAGCCGTCCGCGACTGCTCGCTCACCGGCGAGTTCGACACCCTCAGCGACGCGCAGATCAACAGGTTCATCGTGCGCGTCTGCCCGAAGTATCAGACCGTGATCTCGAAGGCGATCGCCGGCTGGCCGCACATGGTCGCGCTGCACGTCGCACACGAGCTGCACGAGGCGCTGCTGATGGAAGGACAGGGCGGCGCGCAGGGGGCGGTGCAGTCAGAGAGCTTTCAGCAGGTCGGCTCGCGCAGCTTCGCCGTCAACGCGCAGAAGCCCGATCCGAACGCCGAGGCGATGCTGCCCGGCTACTTCAACAGCCCCTATGGTCGGCGCTGGCACGGATACTGGGTCGGGCTGCCGCCGGTGTTCACGGCGATCCCCACATCATGACCGGCATCGAACAGCTCGCCGCGCGCATGCGCCGGATCGCCGCGCGCCTCGAAAAGGCGGACGGCGCCGCGGTGGTGTACGGCATCCGCGACGTTCCCCATTACAGCGGCATGTCGGCGGCTGAGCTCGCAGCGATCCTGTTCCGAGGGACACGTGACGGACGGATCCCCGCGCGCGACTTTTTCGCCGACGCCGAAGACGAGATCCGCAGGCAAGCGCCGCAGCTATGCCGACGAGCGGCGCGGCGGATCATCCGCGGGCTCACGGTTCGCCAGGCGCTCGAGCCGCTGCGCGCGTTCTGTGAAGACGCGATCCGCGACTCGATGGACAACTTCAAGATCCCCCCGAACGCCCCGTCGACGATCCGCCGCAAGGGACGCGACGACCCTCTCGACGACACCGGCGACCTGATCGACGCCGCCGGCGCAGAGATCGAAACCTAGCCCTTCGACTGGCCCATGACGCCGCGTGCGAGCCTGTCGCGCACGCGCGCGTGCAGCTCGTCGAGCGCGGCTTGCAGGTGCTCGCGCGCGCGGGTCGTCTCGGGTGACGGGTACGGCCCGCGCTCGAAGTGCTGCAGCCTGTCGATGAGCATGGCGATCAGCGCGGGCTCGAGTACCCCGTTGTTCGAGGTCTCGCCGCGCGGGCCGCGTTGAAAGGCGATCGTGACCGACCCGGTGCGCCAGTCGATGCGATACGCATGCGGCGCCCCGCCAGGGCCGTTCTCGTCCAAGGCGGTGAGGGTCATCGTCGGCCCGAGCTCGGGCACTTCATGTGTGGTGATCTCTCGCATGCCTGCATGGTGCCCGCGTCGTCGCAGATCGATCCGCTCGACGACGTGAGCTATCGTCGTCGTCGTGCTCCCCCCGAACCTCGGCGCCTGGCTGCTGCAGCGGTACGACAACAGCTCGCTCGAGCCCCTCGTCTGGCTGCGACATCAGGGGTGGACTGCGACCGACGGCACGTACACAGATCTCGGCTACACCGAGACCGTCATGGTGCGCCCCTTCTACTTCGGCCCGGTGCCGCCGAACGCACCGGTGTCGGTCCGGCTCGAGGGCGATCTGATGCAGGATTACATGTTCCTTTGGACAGTCGCCGAGATCCGCGGCGGCGTCGAAGGCGACCCCCCGACGGCGCGCGCGCCGGATAGGTTCAGGCGGACGCGTACCGGCGCGGTGTATCAGGTCGAGCGACTCTTCGACCCGTCGATCATGCAGAACGGGCTGCGCGGTGCGTGGCTGCAGCTCGCCGAGTGATCGACGCCAGCGCGCGACGCGTGGTAGCGTTGCGACGTGTCGACGTACGCCCGCGTCCTCGTGCAACAGCACACACTCGACGCGCTCGGGCGCTGGGCGGCGATCGCCACCGGCATCACCGTCATGCACGGCGAACAGACGGGCTCGGGGTCCTCGCCGACAGGACCCGCGCCCCCGCGTCCGGCCCCGCCGTACGTCTTGCTCGAGTTCGTCGGCAAACCGGCGACAGCGTCGCCGAAGTTCGAACGAGAGCTTGACGCACCGACCTCGGCGACGGTGACTCTCGACGCCGCGCACGGTGAGTTCGTCGCGTTCATCGTCAACCTCGTGCGGCCCTTCGACATCGGCGAGGTCGCGGGGCCTGGATCGGACATCGACGAACTACCGGTACAGCGAGGCGTAGCTGAGACGCTGCCCGAGCTCGCGGCGCGCATCGAGACCATGATGTCGGCGCAGCTCGCTGGTCGCGTCGATATCGCGATCGTCGGCGACGACCTCGTCTTCACGCCCGTGCGCCACGGCGACCTGTGGCGCGCCGAGAACATCGAGAACACGACCATCGTCCTCGGCGACGGCGAGCCCGCGCGCATCGTCGATCGGCTGTGGCGATGCACCGTGCGGGTGTGGGTGTACGGCGCGAAGACCACGAGCGGAGCAGCGGCCGACGCCGGCGACGGGAACACGACGACCGAGCTCACCGCGGCGCTGCTCGAGGCGCTCGACACCGACTGGTGTCGCGCGCTGTTCGACACCTTCGGTATCCGTCGGACGAATGAGCCCGAAGTCGTCACGCCGTCGGGGCGGAAGAACCACGCGCTGCGCGAAGACCGGGCGTACTTCGACCTCACGCTCGGCGTGCCGTCGCGGTACTCGCTGGCCCCGAAGCCGACTGCTCAGGTACAGTTCGGCCTGCAGGTCGGCCAAACACCAGCGCCCGAGGGCAACCCAGAGCCCGTCGAGCAGGAGATCGTGATCGATGCCTAACCCCGACATCTACGCAGATTTTGTCGAGTTCAACGTCGTCATCGTCGCGGGATCCGTGCTCGGCGCGTCGTTCTCGCTGACCTGCATGGTCGACGAGTTCGCAGCGACGCCGGCGTTCACAGGTCGGCTCAAGCGGTACACCGGCACGCCGAACCAGATCCGCGCCGCGGTTCTCGCCGACGGTTTCTCTGCGACCTCGGCGCCGTACCGACAGGTCGACGCGTTCGTGAACAACGTGAAGCCGATCGGCGAGGTCCTGATCGGGCGCATCGGCGTCGGCGAAGACTACGTCGCCGGGCTGAACGCGATCATCGCCGAGGCCGACGACTTCTTTGCCTTCTGCGTCGACACGCGGAACAAGGCGACGCAGCTCGCCATCGTCAACTGGTGCGAGAGCCGCAAAAACAAGTTCTACGTCTTCACCTTCGCCGACCCCCTCGCGCTGCAGGGCGACGCCGGCTCGATCCCCACGCTGCTCAAGAACCTGCAGATCGAGTTCTCGATGCCGATCTGGTACGACCCGCAGCTCGCGACGAGCTACGGGCCGGCGGTGCTGCTGTCGACCGCGGGGACCTTTCAGGTGCCGAACGGGGGCACGCTCAAGCTGCGCATCGACGCCGGCGCCGAGCAGACCTTCACGTTCAACAGCGAAGCGGGGACGCTGCTGTCGGGCACCGACGGACCGTATTCGATCAGCGCCGGCGACGAGATCGAGCTGCAGATCAACGGGGGTCCGTCGATCTTCATCGAGTTCGTCGACGACCCGTACTACTTCCCCGGAGGGCTGGCGAACCCGGTCACCGCGGGCCAGGTCGCGGCCTTCCTGAACGATCAGACGGCGGGTCTGAACGCGACCGCCGACGGGCTCAAGATCCGCGTGTCGACGATCCGCCGCGGCACCGGCGCGCGGATCGAGGTCTTCGACTCGGTCGCTGCGGCAGCTCTCGACCTGCCGATCAGCGAGCACCAGATCACGACCGGCACCTGCGTCAATAACAACGGCGACAGCGTCGGCCTGCAGGTCGACGCGCTCGCCCCGCTGAACATCACATCGGGGGCGAGCCCGGCCGCCGACGCCGGCGCGTTCGAGACCGCATGGCTGGCCAGCGCGGCGCACTCGGCGATCGGTACGCTCGAGGCTGTCGGGAACACCGTCGTCATTACGTTCTTCAACTCGGCGGCGCACACCGTCACGTCGATCTCGCCTGCGACGGCAGACGTGACGCCGATCGCCCTCACGAACGCGGCGGTGAACAGCGGCGACAACGGGGCTGGCTTCGCCAGCGACGCCGACGCGGCCACGTCGACCGAAGTCGCAGCGCTGATCCAAGCGACGATCACCGGCGCAGCGGCGGCCGCGGTGGCGACCAAGTTCAAGGTCACGACCACGTCGCTCGGGAGCGGCACCGCGTCGATCGAGATCACCGGCGGGACGCTCGTCGACGAGTTCGGTCTCGAGCTCGGCCTCATCGACGGCGTCGGCACGACCGAGAACTACCTCGATTGCCAGATCACGGGCCGGATCGCCGGCTTCGATCTGGACGCGCCGAACGGGTCGACGGGCTTCGACAATCAGACGGTGCCGCAGACGCCCGGCAACGTGCTGACGAACACCGAGCGACAGGCGGTGTGGTCGAAGAACTGCAACACGTACGAGTTCGTCACGAGCGCGCGGCCGGGCGAGCTGCATCGCGGCGTCGTCCCCAAGGGCTTCGACGCGGATGTCGTGTGGTCGGGCTACTGGTTTCGCGTCCGCGGCAGCGAGCGCGTGAAGGCGCTGCAGAACACCATGGCCGATCGCGGTGAGCGGATCCCGTTCAGCGAGATCGGGATCGCCATGTACGACAACGTCCTGCGCGGGCTGATGCAGGACGGCGCGCGCAACGGCCACATCCTCGGGCCCGAGCTGCGCGGCAAGGACCCGCTCGGCGTCCGCAAGACGTATTTCAAGACGCCCACGATCGCCGAACAGACCGCGACGAACAAGGCGAACAGCACCATCGGCGGCTTCGAGACCGCGCAGGACGCGGCCGGCACGATCAAAAAGGTCATCATGAACATGACCCTGATCACCCCCTGATGACCTGATCCAACGGACATGACTCGGAGGACATGACCAAATGAACGCGCAGCCCCTCGGCGATTACGATCCTTCCCGGGTGATCCAGACGGTCGGCGACATCACGCCCGTGGCGTATGGTCCCGACACGCGCATCACGATCGCGCCGTCGGCCGACCACTTCCTGATCATCGTCGGGCAGGACGGACACATCATCCGCGTGAAGAACCGCGCCGTGACGTACACGGTGAACTTTTCGCTGATGAAGACCGACCCCGCGAACGACCTGCTGATGAACCTGTTGATCAAGGACATCGACGGGATCGACGGCGCGGGGATCGTGCCCTACGGGCTCGCCGACAATAACGGCAACGCCAAGGCGTCGAGCAAGCAATGCTGGATCTCCCGCGTCCCCGACCTGGCGTACAGCGCCGCCGGCGACATGTATTCCTGGATCCTGCAGCTCGGCGCGACGACCGTGTACGCCGGCGCCTTCAAGTCGTTCTGAGGCTCTCGTGTGTCGCTCGTCTTCCCCGTCGTCGGCCTGTATGACCCGTCGCTCGTGATCGTCACGCTCGGCGGGCTGCCGGTGCGCGGCATCGCCGACGAGGAAGGCGCCGTCAACCTGGCGACCGAACGACGATGGACCGCGGCGAGCGGCTGCGACGGCGAGACGATGCGCCGGCGCATGCGCTCGAAGCGGGGCCGGCTCACGCTCAAGATCATGCAGTCGTCGCTCGCGCTCGACGGCTTCACGATCCAGTCGTTCATCGACTTCGCGCTCGGCGTCGCGGTGCTGCCCATGGCGATCCTCGACGTCAACGGGAACGGGAACCGAGTCGCGTGGGCCGAGCGTGCCTGGATCGACGGTCCGCCGGCGTCGATCAACTTCTACCCGCGACCCGAGTCGATCACGTACACGCTCGAGCTCGACAACGTCGAAGTCGTACTCGGACACCTGCGCCGCGACAGGGCGAACTAGCAGGCTTGCCGCGGCCGTGGTAAGCCGTGGGCATGTCGCAGACCTCGCCCTCGAACCTCGCCACCGCTCCCCTGCTGCCCGTCGACACGACCGACGAGGATGCCGCCGCGCTGGGCAAGACCGTCACCCCCGCGGCCGTCGGCTTCGGCGTTCGCATGACCGAGGGCGCGGTCCCGCCGACCCTCGCGGCCGCCGGATACAAGCCGCTGGTCACGTCGCCGCTGTGGGCGATCCAAGGCGATTGGCAATACATCTATCGGCCCCTCGCCGCGTGGGATGCGGCGCAGGTCCTTGCCGACGACATCATCCGCGTGACCGACGGGCGTGTGTTCTCGTTCGTCTCGAACTGCCTCAGCGTGCTGCGCCAGGCGGTCAACCTGCAGCCCGAAGAGGGCGACACGGTGCCGCTCGGGGTGATTCAGTATCAGTTCTGCTCCGACGAATGGCGGCGGCAGTGGGTCAACCTGCTCGGGGCCTGCCCCGAGCTCAAGCCGAACGCATGGGCCCGCGACGTGATCGTGCGCTGCGACGTGCGCCGGATCCCCAGCCCCGCCGAGGAGATGAAGCCCGACAGCGACCCGACCAAGGACCACGGCGGGCCGATCTTTCAGGTGAAGGGCGCCGGCGAGGTCGGCACCTTCTACCGCGGCAACCGCGACCAGATCGTACGCATCGGGCTCGCGGCCGCGTGGGGGTCGGTCGGCGATTTTTTCGTCTCGCGGTGAGGCGCCCGAAGCCCTCGCCGAAGTCGCAGGTCGAACAGCTCGTCGACGCTGACGCGACCTTGAAGACACACCCGCCGCCGCCGGGTCTATCGCCGCTGCGCTGGCGCCTGCTGCGGCTGTGTCTCACGTCCGACGGCGCGCCGTGTCCTGTGCAGCTCGGCGCGCTGCGGCGCATGTCGCTGCGCGAGGCGCTGCAGCTCGAGGCGGTCGCACATCACAGACAGCGAGAGGCGCTGTTGCTGCAAGACGCGTTGCGCAAGGCTGCGGAAGCTGAGACCGAGAAGCGCCGACGGGCGCGCGCCAAGCGGCCAGGCTGAACCGGCGATCGACCTCGTGATACCGTCGCAGCATGGCGCGCGACGAAATCGCGGTGATCGTCGAAAAGGTGGTGCTCGACACCGCCGAAGCCGGGCGGGCAGCTCGTGCGCACGCGAAGCGTCTCGACGAGCTCACCGCGGCGACCAAGCGCGTCGCGCAGGCTGAGAAACAGACCGAGGCCGCGCAGCGAGCCCTGCGCGAAGAGACGCTCAAGCTGCGCCGCGAACAGCTCGCGGCGACGACTGAGAAAAAAGAACTAGCGCGACGCGCCGCCATGGTGCGCCTTGAGCTCTCGCAACAGGCTGAGGCTGCACGCCAGGCCCGCGCCGCACAGAAGGCCCTGCGCGACGAGCAGCGCGCCCTGTCGGCCGAGATGCGGAACACGGGGAGGGGGGCGAGGGAAGCGGCCCGCGCCGGGGGGGCGGCGGCCCGCGAGAGCGAGGCATCGGCGCGGCGCATCGCCGCCGCGAACGCGTCGGCCGATCGAAGCGCGGCGCGGCTCGGCGCTGTCTTCGAGCGGTCGGCGGCAGCTCGTCGCGCCCGCGAGATGTCGCGGCTGAACACGTCGATCGGCGAGCGACGCACCGAGATCGGCAAGCTCGAGGGTCGCCTCGAGGAAGCTCGCGGGCAATCAGTCGGCGGGGTCCTGCGCCGGCGCTTCGCCGAGTCGACAACGAACGAGGCGACCATCGACAACGTCGGGCGCTTCGCCAGCGGCGTCGGGGCCGCTGGTCGCGCAGCCGTCGGCACCGCGACGGGGCTGGTCGGTCTCGGCGCCGGCGCTGTCGCTGGCATCGCCAACATCGGCGGGGAGTTCGAGAGGATCCGCGCCAGCCTCGAGACGATCGAGGGCTCGAAGAGCGGCGCCGAAGCGGCGTTCAAGACGATCCAGGATTTCGCCCGCACGACACCGAACGGGCTTCAAGAGACCACCGAGGCGTTCATAAAGCTGCGCGCCCGTGGTCTCGACGCGTCGATCCCCGCGCTGCAGTCGTACGGCGACACCGCGGCGGCCATGGGCAAGACCCTGAACGACGCGATCGAAGCCGTCGCCGACGCGACCACCGGAGAGTTTGAGCGCCTCAAAGAGTTCGGGATCAAGGCGTCGACCGAGGGCGACAAGGTCAAGCTGACGTTCAAGGGGATCACCACAACTGTCCAAAAGGACAGCAAGGCGATCGAGCAATACCTGATTCAGCTCGGGCAAACGAACTTCGGCGGCGGCATGGAGCGCCAGTCGAAGACCCTCGGCGGTGTCTTCTCGAACCTCAGCGACACCGTGTCGCAGCTCGCCGACACTGCGTTTCAGAGCGGTCTCGGCGACGCGCTGAAAGAAGTCATCGCCGACATGACCGGCGCCGCCGGCGAGGGCGAGCACTTCGCCAAGGTCGTCGGCGAGACCCTCGGCGGGGCTGTGCGCGACGCGTACGCCGCGGTCAAGGATTTCATCGGTCCCGTCGACGACCCCGCGCCGAAGTTCAAGGCCGCGTTCGACACGGCGCGGACGTTCGTCGGCACCGTCGTCAGCGCAGCCGGGAAGATCGCGTCGTTCGCCGCTGCGATCGGCGGCACGACGACGGCGGTCATCGGTCTGTCGGCGGCGTTCGTCGCCCTCACCGGACCGCTCGGCGCCGCTGCTGTCGCCGGCGCGGCGCTGGGGGCTGGGCTCACCGCGGCGCTGCTCGGCGTGCGCTCGCTGGCGCGGGAGGTCGCCGACGACATCCTCGGGATCGATCGCGGCCTCGAGCGGGCGATCGAGCTGTCGCAGCGGATCGAGCGCGAAAAACAGCTCAAGCAACTGCGCGAAGAGCGAGAGACCGTCGGCAACGCGATCCAGCAACAGGCCGCGCGCAGCGCTCGCGCGCAAGACCTGTCGTCGAAGGTGCAGGCCGCTGAGCTGCGCAAGCGCGGCGTCAGCAAGCTGTCGGACCTGTCGGCCAAGGATCAGCAGGCGGTGCTGCGCGCGGCGAACAACGCCGCGGCGATCGCCGACAGCAGCGACTTCGACCGCCAGGCAGGCGCCGTCGAGGCGGACATCGCCGGCCGCGAGCGCAGCGCGGACGCAGCCGAGTTCTCGCGGCTCAAGAAAAAGAAGGGCCTGTCGCCGGCGGAGCGGAAGCGCCTGAACGAGCTGTCGACCAAGCTCGACATCGCGGCGCGCGACCCGAAGGCCGCGAAAGAGAAGCTCGACGCCTTCGACGCCGAGCGGAAAAAAGAGCTCGACGAGCTCGTGCGCAAGGCCGAACTTCGCGGCGGCGACGAGGCGCTGCAGCGAGGCGACATCGCCGGCGCGAGCAAGGCAGCACGCACGGCGGGGGTCGAGACGCGGGCGCGGCTCGAGGGTCAAATGCGGCGCGGCGTCGCGCTGCCGGGCGAGGTCGAGAGGTCGCTGCTGCGCGCGGCCGGGTTCGAGGACGTGAAGAACGCCCCACCGCCGCCGGTGGTCGTGTATCAGCAACAGTTCACGTTCGATGTCGTCGTCGAGCTGACCGCGGACATCGTCACGCAGGGCGACGCCGACAGCGTCGGCGGGGAGATCGCCGGCTCGATCGAGACACATCTCGAGACCGACGTGCTGCCCCGCGCGTACGAGTCTTTCAGGACCACGATCCGCAGGTGACCCATGCCACAGACCGGCGCCCGTCTCAGCCTCATCCCCTCGCGCCCGGTGACCGGCGTCATCGGGAACGTCGTCGACTTCGACTCGACGACGCAACGCACACGCGACGCTCGCGGCCAGGCGATCCGTCACCCGAAAGAGTCGACCGAGTCGCTCACCGACGACGTGATCCTCGAGCCGGTCGTGCTGCAGGTCACCGCCCACTACACCGACCACCCGCTGTACTACGGTCCGAGCTTCGGCGGGTACGGCGGCAGGTCCGAAGACCTCGCGTCAGCGGTGCGCGCGGTGCAGACCTCGAAGACCCCGTGCCTCGTGATCTACGGCGACGAGATCTTCCCGTCGATGGTGATCGAGTCGATGAGCGAGCCGCGCACCGCGCAGACCGGCGACGCCGTCGACATCGACTTGACCCTCGTCGAGATCGACATCGGCGAACTCGCTCTCGTGACGGCGATCGTCGATGCGCAGACACAAGCCCTCGGCGACATCGACACGGTGGACATCGGCTGGCTTCCGTGACAGCTTTCGAGGCGACCTGATGGGGCGCGCGGGCTGGGGGTTCTCAGTGAGGAGAGAGCCCCCGGCCCGCCCTTTCGTCGACAGCCTGCCGATCGCCCGGTAAGCTCGTCGACATGGAGATCGACATCAGCCGGCCCGCTGGTGACGTGCGCAGCTTCCGCCGTCCGGTGACCCTGTCGGGGTCACGCTGGCAACTGCGCTTAGACCCTTCGGCGCGCGGCGGTGGGTGGTTCATGAGCCTCGCCGACGTGACCGGCGTCGACCTCGTCCGGTCGATCGGCTTGCGCGTCACCCCCGGCGACCTGCTCGCGCCGTTCCGTGCGCGCCTCGGCGACGCACTGCCGCCCCTGTCGCTGCGGCTGGTCGGCGAGAACGACCCGGGCCTGCACGACCTATCGCGCGGCGTCGTGCGGCTGCTGTACGGTGAGTGAGCCGCGATGGTCTCCCCGACGCAGAAGTTCGGCCGCTCGGTGCGGGTGTACTTTCAGACAGCCGTCGGCGCGGTCTTTCAGCTCGTCGACTGGCGCGCGGGGCGGCCGGTGCCGAACCCGCTCGGGAACGTCAGCCTCAGCGCGCACTTCACGATCCGCAGGTCGACGAACCCCGAGCCCCACACATGCGAGCTCGTCGTGCCCGGCCTGTCGCGCTTCAGGCGCGAGTCGATCTTGCGCGCGTACGAGGAAGCCGAGCGCCTGTCGTGGTCGCAGCGCACGGCGATCCAGGCGGGTCGCGTGCGCATCGACGCTGGCTATGGCGACGACGTGGCGACGCTGTTCATCGGGGACATCGCGCCCGACGGCGTGCGCGACGACTTCACGCGCCCCGGGCACGCGCTCACGCTGCGCGCGCTCGACGGGCGCATCGCGTGGAAAGGGCGCTTTGTAAACAAGGCGACGGGGACCAACGTCGATATCAACACGATCAGGCAGGTCCTCGCCGCCGGCGGGGACTACATGGCCGGCAAGGACGCCGACGCGTCCTTCGCCAAGAACTTCCCGAACCTCGTCAAGCTCAAAAAGGGCTTCCCGGGGTACGAGAGCGGGTATGCGATCTTCGGCGAGAGCCGCAAACAGAACAAGTCGCTTTGCGCGACACTGGGGATCGCGCCGTTCTTTCAAGACGGCGAAGTCCGGTACATGTCCATCGAGGCAGCCTTGTTCGACTCGGCGGTCGTGCTGACCGCGGCGCGCGGCGGGTTGCTGCTCGACGCCTCGCCGCTCGGGCTTGACCGATGGCAGGCGCGCACCCTCATGGAGCACCGCTTGCGACCTGGCCGACAGGTCATCCTGTCCGACGACCTGGGCAAGCCGATCGGCGCCGGTGTGTTTCGCGTCGAAGCGATGGTCGCCATGGGCGGGCCGAGAGCCCGCGACTTCAACACGATCGTCGACCTCGTGCCGACCGCTCTCTCGGGGGGTGCGTGATGCCTCGGTTCCCCCTGCCCCGCTTCCTGTCCGTCGAGGCGTTCGCCGACAAGATCGTCGAGCAGGTGATGATCGAGCTGCGCGTGTGCCTCCCGGCGCGCGTCATCGAGTACATCCCGCCGATCCCCGGTCCTCGCCCGACACCGCCGCGAGCCCGCGTGCGCGCCGATCACCTGTACGTGCGGGAGTGCGACCCTGCCGACAAGCTGCCGCTCGAGAAGGTCATCCCGCCGAACAACCCCGACGACGTGTCTCTCGGGGCCGGGGAGTACGTGGACGGGTCGATCCGCGTACCGGTGCACTTCCCCGGCGGGTGGGGCGGGTGGTCGCGTGGCGCGCTGCTGCCGGGCGAGCAGGGCAAGCTCGTGTTCACCGACAGGTCGATCGACGGATGGCAGATCGACGGCGGTGTCGGTGACCCGCTCGACCCCGCGGTCGGCGACATGCACGGGTTCAACCTGCACGACGCGTTCTTCGAGCCTGGCATCCGCAGCGGGATCGGCATGACCGGCGCCGGGCCGGCGCCGTCGGTGATCCCCACCGACGGGTCGGCGTGGGGCCTGTCTGATGGAACAGCCGGTCTCACCGTGCGCCACCCGACCGGCGACCCGACGACGCAGCGGAATCTGTCGCTGACGACGACAGGACCCGAGGTCAAGATCGACGCGGCGTCGAAGGTGAAGGCCGGCACGGTGACCGTACCGCTGGCGAAAGCCGACCCGGTGAAACAGATCCTCGAACAGCTCGCGGCTGACTTGACGGCGTGGGTGCCGGTGCCGAACGACGGCGGCGCGGCGTTGAAGGCGATCGTCATGCCCAGCGTCGTCGCCCTCGTCAATGCGATCGCCGCGCAGATCCCGACGACCAAGCTCGAGGGCCAGTGACGACGCGCGCGTCGCCGGGTAGGATCTGCGCGTGGTGGCGCTGACGACACTCGCGCAAGACCTCGAGACAGGCGACCTCGCCACAGACGCGCGAGGGATCGGGCTCGCCTTCGGGGCCGACGCCGTTGTCGTCCTCGTCTCGAACGCCTGCAGGCAGCAGCCCGGCGACGACAAGCGACTGCCGGCGCGCGGCATCCCGCTCGAGACGTTGCTGGGCAAGGGTGCCAGCGAAGCGGCGATCCGCAGCCTGTTCGTGCGCAAGGCGGCGCAGGTGTCGGACGTGACGGCGGTACCGGCGTGCACGTCGAAGACAAGCGGCGACGCGGTGACCCTCGACATGCAGGTCGAGACCGACGAGCTCTCGGTCAGCACGTCTTTCACGGTGGGGACTTGAGACCATGGCGACGTATATCCTCGACGACAACGGCCTGCAGGTCCCGACGTTCGCCGAGCTACTGCAAGAACAGCTCGACACGTATCAGGACCCCGACCCGGCGGTCGGCTTCGGCGCCGAAGCGGATGTCTCTCCAGACAGCCCGTTCTACAAGATCGCCGTCCCCGTCGCGCGACAGCTCGCCAGCGTCTATCAGGGCTTGCGCGACTTCACGGCGATGCTCGACCCGGAGTCGGCGACGGGACAACAGCTCGACCGACTCGGCTCGCTGACGGGGCTCGAGCGCCGCGGCAAGACGCGGTCGACGATCGACCTGCGTCTCGTCGGCACGCCCGGCAAGCTGATCTCGAAGAACGCGGTGGTGCGGTACGTGCCGAACGGTACGCTGTGGCAGACCACCGAGGACCTCACGATCGCCCAGTCCGGCGTGATCCGCACGACCGCCGAGTCGCTCGACTTCGGGCCCGTCGACGCCAGGCAGGCGACCTCGTCGTCGTGGTCGATCGTCAGCGGTCAGGTCGACGGATGGACGAACGTCGAGTCGCTCAGCGACGCTCAGCTCGGCGCCTTCGCTGAGCTCGACCCCGAGTACCGCGTGGCGTTTCGCAACGCAGCACGCGGTCGCGCGACATATGAAGCGATCGTCAACGGCGTGCGCGCCGTGAACAACGTCAGCGCGGTGTACCTGTACGTGAACACATCGCTGCTGCCCGACCCGAACACGGGGCTGCTCGGGAAGCAAATGCGGTTCGTCGTCCTCGGCGGGGCGCGCCTCGACATCATCCGCGCGATTCATGACTACGTGGGCGCGCCCGTCGACACCGTCGGCTCGATCACCGGTGACATCGCGCCGGGCAACGGTCAGATCTTGTCGTACAAGTTCGATCGTCTGAAGCGTCGCCGCGGGTACCTGCGACTCACGTACACCGGCAGCAACCCGAACGCGCAGCTGCCTGCGGACGCCGAGGCGATCGTTCTCGAAGCGGTTGCGGCTGTGGTCCCGCAGGCGGGCCAGGCGTTCAATCCGGCGGTCTTCGGGCTCGCGGGGTTCATCGCGCTAATGACCGCGGTCCCCGGGTGCGTGACCAAGATGGTCGCCGAAGGGCGTCTCGACCCTGGTGATCCTTGGGTCGAAGACGCGATCACCATCGGGCTCGACGAGGTCATCGAGATTCTGACCGAGCCGTCGCCGGCGATCGTCGACAGCCCCGTCGAAGACCCGATGTCGGTCGCAGCGGGTTGGACCCTCGACGTCGAGGTCGACGGCGGCGCGCCACAGACCGCGACCATGGCGGCGATCACGAACAACTCGGGGCCAATCGCCGCGGCCCTGCAAGCGCAGCTCACCGGCGTCACGGTGAGCAGCAGCAACGGCGCGGTCCGCTTTGCCTCGAACACAGTCGGCGCGTCGTCGACGCTCGGCGGCTTCGCGGGCAACGTGGCGATCGAACTCGGTCTCGTCGGGCTGACCGCCGAGGGCTCCGACGGCGACGTGCAGGTGGTGCTCGTCCCATGATCGTCGATCACATCACCGAGGCGATCGAGTGCCTGCCGCCGCGACTGCGGGCCGGCGCGTACGCCAAGGTCATCACGGCGATCGTCAAGCCGTACATGACCCTCGAGGCAGCCTTCGACGAGGTCGGCCGGGCGTACTCGCTGCTCACGTCGAAGACGCCGCTGTTCATGCTCGAGGCGATCGCCGCGCGCTTCGGGCTCCTGCTGCCGCCCGGATTCAGCAAGGAAGAGATCCGCGTCTTTCTGCCCGCGCAGGCCGCGGCTGTCCTGTCCTCGGGGACATGGCCACAGGTGTACAACGTGGCGAACCTGCTCAGGCCGAAGACAGTCCCCGTCGACGCGCTCGCGTGGGTGAGCCGCGTCCCGCCCGACCACCTGAACATTGGGATCCCCGGGCTGCCGTTCGCGTGGGCGTCGGTGGCCAAACAGATCTTGCGGCAGGCTGTGCGCGCGCAAGACAGCTTCGACCTGCTCACGCTCCCGACCGACTATTTCACGTACGACATCGGACCCGGGTACGATGTCGGCGAGTACGCGCCGGTCCTCTGACCCAAAGGACACACGACCATGGCACCCCGAGCAAGGCCCGACGGATACGGCGACATCGACCTGAACGGCGTGAATCAATACGCGTCGCCGGTGCTGCCCGAGAGCTTGAATGGCTTTCCCGACGGGGACATCCCGCCGGCGAAGAAACACAACACGCTTTTTCGGCAGCATGGCGGCTGGGCGGCGCATCTCGACGCGACCGCGATGCGGTCGACGACGCTGCTGTCCGGTAACTCGCGGCTCACCACGCAGGCGTTCGCGTACGCGACGGGCGCCGGTCTGTCGAAGTCGATCGTCGGCGACAGCGCGTACATCATCGGCGGCAACTACGTCGACTTGCCGGTCACCCGCCTGGCGCTGGCGAACCTCACCCCTAAGACCTTCACGGCGTCGAAGTGGACGCACTTCTACGTCGCCGCCGACGGCGACATCATCGTCGATGTGCAGAACATCGGCGTCGCCCCGGCGCCGCCGGCGGGGTACGTCAAGCTCGGGACGGTCAAGACGAACGCGACCGACGTGACCGCGTTCGACAGCGCAGACTCGGCGTTCGCCACGGTGAGCGGCACCAGCCCCCTGCGCCTGCGTGCACCGAACCTGCGGGTCGTCGAAACCGTTGACGGCACCGCGCTGCAGGTCGACGGTGTGTCGACGATCGCCCCGGTCGTGTACGTGACGAACACCGGCAACGCCGCGCGCTTTCAGGCTGATCTGGGGGCGACCAGCGGTACCGGTTACGCGTGCGCGGTCGAGGCAGCCGGTACAGCCGCGAGCTTCACGCTCGGCGCCGCATCGACTGGTGACGGGCTACTGGCCACGACGGTTAGCGGCGCAGCCGGTCGCGCGATCGTCGTGAATAACGACAGTCTGCCGGCGCGCACAGCAGAGTTCAACACGCTGCAGCCCGGCGCGACCGAGGGTGTCGTCATGACCTCTAATCGTGGCGTCGCGCTGACGCTCAACGCACAAGGGCCCCTCGCCTGTCCGCTGGTGCTCGTGCCCAGCGACAACCCGAGCGCTGTCGCCGGCAAGACGTGGATCAGCGTCACCGACGACACGATCAACTTCTACGATGACAACGTCATCCGAAAGCGTGTGTGGGCCACGCGCGAGGGGATGGTGAGGGGGTCGGCGTACACCGCCGCGAACGTCAATAACTTCGCAGGAGCACAGGTCCTCGCCTCGTTCAACATGGATATCGTGTCCGGGCGTACGTACCGAGTCACCGCTGTTGCGGGTCTGGGTCGACACACCGCGTCGACGCGCGACGCGTCGATCTCGTGCACGATCGGCGGCGTCGCGGTCGCGTTCTCGGGCGAAGTGTTCTCGCTGTTTCAGGGCGGGGCGGCGGGACAGATCGAGCGCAAGTTCGTCGGACAGTGCTTTTTCACCGCCGGTGCGACGGGCAACCTCGCTTGCGTCTTTCAGGTCACCCCCGTCAACGGCGCGGGCAACCTGAACGCCAGCCAGCGAGGACTGATCATCGACGGCGCGTTCGACTGATCACAGCAGCACACAGCCGTCGATCGGCTCGGGGATCACGACCCATGTCTCGTCGTCCGCGGCGCGGCGGATCGGTGTCGTGGGACAGGTCTTCCACGACGGGTCCTTCAAGATCGCCCCCCCCCAGACCACGCCGCCGCCCGCGTCGTAGACACGCAGCTCGAGCATGAACGCCGGCAGGTCGGGTTCGTTCGGCATGATCGACATGGTCGACTTCGCCGGGCTGTTGCTGCCGCCGAACGACCCGCAGGTGACGCCGGTCCCGAGGTCGAAGTTCTGCACACCGAAGCCGGTCAGCAGCGTCATGTGCATCGTCAGCGACGACGTGCGCGAACAACCGCTCGCGTCGATGACGATGTGCCGATCATCCGGTGCGACGTTCATGTTTAGCTCGACGAAATGCGCACACCCGAGGATCGGGTCGCCGCCGGTCGTGAACCCGGTCGTGAACTCGGTCGTGCCGTCAGACGTGGTCGGGAGCGTCGTCGACGAGTCGTCGCCGCTTGAACTGGTGCTGAGGTCGATCGTCGTCGCGGCGCCTGTCGTGGGCGGGGGCTCGGTCCCGCCGAGGGTGATCACTGGTTCGGTGTTGCCGGGGATCGAGTCGGTGGTCGTGAGGGTGTCGGACGGCAGGTCGTCGATGCAGGCGGGCGCGAGGACGGCAAGGATGGTGACGGTGAGGATGAGTCGCATGACGCCTGTATAGGTCCCGCCGCGCAGCAACACGACCGGCGCGACATGCGAACACGGTGTCCTGTTCGTGAGTTCTACCGGGGCCTGCTGATGTTGATCTCGTCTGCAGGTGAGACCCAGCCTGCTCGAAAGATCAGGATCAATACGCACGCCATGGTCAGCAGAATGACGGCCTGCCATAGCGGACGCCCACGCGGGGGGCGCCCGTATTCAGCGATCTCGCGGCGCAGAACGACGCTCGACGTCGGGTTCGGCAACACGTCTTCACCGGCGATCACGCGGATCCCCCTGGTCTCGACCGACCTCGATCGACGGGCGGGGCGGATTGTCGAGACGAACCACCCCGGAGTCGTGAAGAGCCGCACGGAGAGATCTGATCGCTGGTCCATCCTGAGACTCGATGAGTCGGGCCAAGGCGCGAACGTCGCGGACCTGCTGCGCCGAGAGCCCCGTGACTGTACCGAGCTGCTGCAGTTCGCGGTACCACGACAGCAGCATCCGAACGTTGTAGCCCCCCGTCCCCAACGCAGCGAGGAACAGGGTCCCCAGGACCGCATGCGCATGCACCGGCAACGCCCTCCCGCTGAGTTGTTCGCTGTACGCCCACAGGAGCCCGATCGCCACGGCGACCGCGAACCACAGCAACCGGTGCAAGAGCTCGCCGATCACCGGCGCAGAGTACGCCCCGCCCGGCGGGTGGTAAAGTCCGGGCATGTCGACCCGCACCCGCATCGCGTCCGTTCTCGCCGGCCTGCTCGCTCTCACGGGGATCTCGGTCATCGTCGCCGACGGAAAGTGTCGCGAAGAGCCCGTCCCCGCCGACCCGAAGGACCCCCCGCCGCGCGAGCCGGGCGGCGGGGTGCCGGTCACGCCGCCGGCGGCGCCGGCCGGGCCGCCCGGCCGCCCGCCGGCGCGGGAGCCGCCG